GCTTGACATTTAACAAAATGTATGGTATAATATAACTATACAGTAAACTTTAGAGGAAACTATGACACCCGAGCTTGAAACATACTTTAACAATTACAATGAATTGTTTAATCATGAAGGTTTCAAACAACTCGTTAGCGAACTTTCCAACAATGCAACGCAGTTAGCAGACATTCAAACAGTTAAAGATCAGGAAGACTTGTACTTCCGTAAAGGTCAAGTAGCTGCTTTCGCTACTGTTATTAATCTACAAGGTACTATTGAAGCTGCTCGTGATCAAGCAGAAGCAGAGGCTGAAGAACCCGTAGATGTATAAGATATATGACTTCCGTTGTACTAACGGACACGTCTTTGAAGAAATGGTAGAGAGTACCGTTACAACCAGTAGGTGCGGTTGTGGCGCGAATGCTACACGTATGGTATCTGCCCCGTCCTTTCACTTAAATGGCGCTGACGGTTCATTCCCCGGCGCTCACATGAAGTGGGTCAAAGAGCACGAAAAAGCAGGTAAACAATAACATCTCCATAATGATAACGATCACGGAGTTTAATCATGTCTAGAGCAACGATTCTAGATCCCCGTCCTGAAGAGGAAAACGCGGATCAAATCGAACAAAACGAAGTTAACGAGATTCAACAAGAAGCAGAAGTTGAGCAACCTCAGCCAGAAGAAACCAGCTTACCAGATAAGTACCAAGGTAAGTCTTTAGAAGAAGTTGTACAGATGCACCAAGAAGCTGAAAAGCTGCTAGGTCGTCAGTCTTCTGAAGTAGGCGAACTTCGTAAAGTGGTGGATGATTACATTGCTACTCAAACACCCTCAGCACCTCAACAGCAACACGTTGAGCCTGAAGACGATATTGACTACTTTACGGACCCTCAAGCAGCCGTCAATCGTGCTATTGAGAATCATCCTAAGATTAGAGAAGCACAGCAGTACACTGAGCAGTACAAAAAGCAGTCGTCACTTGCTACGCTTCAAGCCAAGCATCCAGACATGCAGACGATCCTTAGTGATCCTAAGTTTGCAGAATGGATCAAGGCATCTAAGATCAGGACTCAGTTGTTTGTAGCAGCTGACCAACAGTACGACGCTGACTCTGCTGATGAATTGTTTACACTCTGGAAAGAACGTAAAACAGTTGCACAGCAAACTGCCCAAGTTGAAAAACAGGCACGTAAGCAGACACTCAAGGCAGCTAATACAGGCAACGCACGAGGCACTGGAGAGGGTTCACGTAAGAAGGTATATCGCAGGTCCGACATTATTAAACTAATGAAAACAGACCCTGAGCGTTACCAAGCATTGTCAGACGAGATACTGACAGCATACGCGGAGGGTCGGGTCAAATAATCTAAAGGAGATTAATCATGGCTGGCGAAACTTCCGGAACTTACTTCACAGCAAATGCTGTGGTAGACAAAACAGCAGCAGGTACTTTCATTCCAGAAATTTGGAGTGACGAAATTATTGCTGCATACCAAAAGAACCTCAAGATGGCTCCTCTTGTCAAGCGCATTCAAATGTCTGGCAAGAAAGGCGATGTAATCCACATCCCTAAGCCTACTCGTGGTTCAGCTTCTGCTAAGGCGGAATCAACTGCGGTAACAATCCAAGCGAACCTTGAGTCAGAGTTGACTGTCACTGTTGACCGTCATTTCGAGTACTCACGTCTGATCGAAGACATCGTTGAAGTACAGGCTCTCAACAGCCTCCGTCAGTTCTACACAGAAGATGCTGGCTACCAGCTTGCTCTTAAGGTAGACACTGATCTTATCAACGCTGCTACTGGCTTCGGTGACGGTACTCGTACTCAGACTCCAGCTAACACCGGTGCTAACTGGGTTAACAGCAACAGCTATTACTTTAACGCCGCTACTGGCCTTTCTGCTTATGCTGCTGACACTGTAACTTCAGGCGACAACTTCACTGACCTTGGTTTCCGTGAGGCTATCAAGCTGATGGACGACGCTGACGTTCCTATGGAAAACCGTGTACTTGTAGTACCACCTGCAGTACGTAAGTCTCTGATGGGTATCGACCGATACGTGTCTTCTGACTTCGTTGGTGGACGTAGTGTAGAGTCTGGCCTTATCGGTAACCTCTACGGCGTAGACATCTACGTTTCAAGCAACGCTCCAGTTGTAGAAGCAGCAGGCCAAAACAGTGCTTCTTCTGATGACACTCGTGGTTGCTTGTTCTTCCACGCTGACGCTCTCGTTATGGCAGAGCAAATGGCTGTCCGGTCACAGACACAGTACAAGCAGGAATACCTGTCAACACTGTTCACTTCGGACACTCTGTACGGCGTAGAAGTATACCGTCCAGAAGCTGGATTCATCCTCGCAGTTTGCGACGAGTAAGTCCACTAGGGGGTCAGCAATGGCCCCTTTTCCTTTCTCCTCCTTCTTCTCTGCAATAGGACTTTCCGATGTCGAACTACTCTAAGACCACAGACTTTGAAGCTAAGGACTCGTTACCTACGGGCGACTCAGGAAAAATTATCCGTGGCGCTGAATTTGAAACAGAGTTCGATGCAATCTCCACTGCTATTGCAACCAAAGCTGACACAGCAGGGCCTACGTTTACCGGAACCCTGACCTTTGAAACCATTTCTGACGGAACCATTGGTGTTACTGCATTCGTTGACGAAGACGATATGTCGTCCGACAGTGCAACTCTGGTTCCTACACAGCAGTCCGTAAAAGCATACGTTGACTCACAAGTTACTGCACAAGACCTAGACTTCCAAGCTGACTCTGGCGGTGCGCTTAGTATCGACCTAGACAGCGAAACACTGACCTTCACGGGTGGTACTGGTGTTGATACGTCTGGCTCAGGTAATGCCGTTACCTTTGCTATTGACTCTACTGTTGCCACACTGACTGGCACTCAGACGCTGACTAACAAGACTCTGACTGCTCCTACTATCTCCGGCAACCTAACTACAGACGGAACCATTGATGGACGTGATGTAGCTACAGACGGTGCTAAGTTAGACGGTATTGAGTCCGGTGCTACTGCTGATCAAACAGCCGCAGAGATTCGTACATTAGTTGACTCTGCTTCTGACTCTAATGTCTTTACCGATGCAGACCATACAAAACTAGACGGTATCGAAGCTTCAGCAGACGTAACGGACACAACTAACGTCACAGCCGCTGGCGCTGTCATGGACAGTGAGTTGACCAGCGAAGCAAGTGTTAAGGCTCTTAACCAAGGAGTCGCTACTACTGACTCACCAACCTTTGCAGGCGTTACTGTCAATGGAACTGTAGAGTTTGACGGTCTGTCTGGCACAGGCGCTGTTAGCGTTACAGACATTCTTGACCAAGACGATATGTCTAGCAACAGTGCTACTGCATTGGCTACTCAACAGTCGATCAAGGCGTATGTAGATACTACTGTAGCGGCAACCAACGAACTTGTAGAAGACACTACGCCACAGCTAGGTGGTGATCTTGCGTCTAACGGTAATGACATTCTGTTTGCTGACAACGACAAAGCCATCTTCGGCGCTGGCTCAGACCTTGAGATTTACAGCGACGGAAGCACTTCATACATTCGTGAAGCTGGCCCAGGAAATCTGCGTATTGCGGGTGCTGGCGTTCAAATAACAGACACTTCCTTTAACAAATACTTTTTAGGCTCTGGCGATGTTGCGCGGCTTTATCATTCGGACGATGAGAAGCTCGCCACCACCTCCACAGGCATCGACGTAACTGGCACAGCCTCAGTGGATGGTTTAACTGTTTCTGGCGTAGCTTATATACAAAGCACAACAACCCCTCAATTAGAGCTTGCTTATAACTCTGTAAACATTACTGGTTTTTATCGGTCTGGCGGTGACTTTCAGATTAAGAATGACAACGGTGCTGGCACCCCAGAAACTTCTATTGTTTTAGCAGAAGATGGGGCAGTAACTCTTTATCATGATGCTTCAGCCAAACTAGCCACCACCGCCACAGGCATCGACGTAACGGGTACTGTGACTGCTGATGGTTTGACTGTTGATAAAGAAGGAACAGACCATTTAAAAATTACTGATACAAGCTCTTCAAATGCTTTAACCGTTGGTATTGGTAACACCGTGGGTACTGTTGCTATTGACCCTACAGATTCGGTAGCGTCGTCAAAATTAGATTTTTCTATTGACGGAAATACAGCAATAAGAATAGCCGAAGGCGGAGACATCAGTTTCTACGAAGACACTGGCACGACTGCGAAGTTAACGTGGTCGGCGGCTGATGAGTCTTTGCAAATAGGAACTGTTTTGCCTCAAACGGTGTCAGGTCTTGTTAGTAGAGAAAATGGCCCTGCGGTTGAATGGGGGCATGGAAATAGAACTTCAGGATATTACGGAACACTAGGCACCCAGTATACAAACGGACAGCCCTACCTAAGTTTTAGCTGTGATGCAGATAGTTCTGGCAACACTTTCACAACACGTGGATTTAAAGGTAACGTGCTTTTAGGTACTTCCACAGGTGATTTAACTTTTAATCAGCTTACTAACGCAGATGCCTCTGGGCAGAATCTAACAGAACGCATGCGCATCGACTCTAGCGGCTTAGTCGGTATTGGCACTAGCAGTCCACAAAATTTATTACACGTCAACAAATCAGATAGCCTAGCTTCTGCAATGCAGTTTACTAATAGTACAACAGGAGCCACATCTTCTGATGGGGTCTTTGTTGGGCTTGGGTCAGGTGAACAAGGTTATTTTTGGAACTACGAAGCTAACGATTTAATACTTGGCACTAGCAACGCAGAACGCATGCGCATCGACTCCAGCGGCAACTTGTTGGTTGGGCGGTCTTCAGCAAGTGCGGCGTTTACTAATGATGGTCATGTATTTTACGGCACAGGACAGCATTATATTTTCTCTAATGCAACACAATGTGTCCGTTTTTATGAAACATCTGGTTCTGGACAGCAAGTAGGCAGTATATCTATAACATCTTCTGCTACGGCATTTAACACCTCTTCAGACCAACGCCTCAAGGACAACATCGTAGACGCACCTTCTGCTTCTGACGACATCGACGCTATCCAAGTACGTTCTTTTGACTGGAAGGCTGACGGGTCACACCAGAAGTACGGCATGGTTGCACAGGAACTACAGAGCGTTGCACCAGAGGCTGTATCTGGAGACGCTGACTCAGACGACATGATGGGCGTAGACTACTCAAAGCTAGTACCTATGCTTGTAAAAGAAATTCAATCACTACGTGCCAGAGTGGCACAACTTGAAGGAGCTAACTAATGGCTACATGGACTATCGCAAACCTTGAGCGTAACTTGGCAGACGGCGGTGTAACCGTGGCGCACTGGCGTGTTACTGAATCTGAAACTGTTGGTGACGAAACATTCACTGCCTCTAGCTACGGCACTGTAGGCTTTACACCTGACGCTGATGCTGATGACTTTGTTGCTTATGATGACTTAACAGAAGAGGTAGTTTTGGGCTGGGTCTGGGAATCAGTAAGCCAAGAAGACACTGAAGCCGCACTGACGGCTAAGATTGAGGCAGACAAGAATCCTGTAACTGGATCAGGAATGCCTTGGTAATGCCTGAAATTGATGACAACACCAAGGTAGCTATACCGCTAAGGAACTTAGTTGCTCTTGGTGCTGGCATCGTTATGGCTACTACTGCTTACGTAACTCTTGACACTCGTATTACTACGGTTGAAC